TATATATTTTTGATCGTTAAAGTCTACTCCATAATCTATACTGCACAAATAATCTTCTCCCATATCTGCTGTATCTGTATAATTCATAATATACTTAAACGTTGGTATATTTTCATATTTGTATGTCAAGAAATTACTATACAATTTACCTTTTATATTTATTGGCTCTTGTTGATAATTAGCAGATATTATATCTTTATTCATGGTTTTAGTCTTAAACTCAAAATCTTCTTTTGAAAGTATTTCGTCGCATAACATTGTTCCATCATCTTGTACTGCTTTATAATTTATATGTTCTACATCTTTGTAATTTTCTAATATAAAACCTGCTAAATCATTACTTGCCCATCTAGTCATTATTGCTATTAGCTTAAAACCACTCTCAGTTCTAGATAGCATTGTATTAGAATACCACTCTTGGTGTTTTTGTAATACATTTTCGTTATATGCTTCTTCTGCATTTTTTATAATGTCATCTATTATCATTATATTACAACCAAAACCTGTTGCTGTTCCTGTTGGAGAAGTTGCTAAATAATTTGCTTCTTCATTTCCTTTTAATGCCCATTTAGTTGCACTTGCTTCTCCATATTTTATTTTTGTTTCTGGAAATACTTTACTAAATGTTCCATCTTCTTCTTGTATGCTATCTCTTACTTGTTTTGCAAATGTTCCTGACAATGTTTCGTTATATGATCCTGTCATTATTTTACGTTTATTGTCTTGTCCTAGCAACCATTGTACTAATAATGTAGCAGTTCTTGACTTTCCGTGTCTTGGTGGTAAATCTATTACTAATATCTTTTTATCACTCTCAATAAATTCTTGGAGTTTATTACACATATCTTTTAAATATGTTCTATTTTCTTTATAAAAGTCTGGAGCTTTTAATTTACAATAATGCCAAAAACTTCTTCTAGCTAATTCAAGTCTTGCTTGTTCTTTTACATAATCAGGTATCATTTAATCACCTGCTAGTTTTTTTAATTCTTCTGTTGATAATTCTTTATAATTATTTTTAGCATCTACTTCTGCGACTATTTCTTGTCTATCTCTTTGATTTAAGTATTGTTTACCTAACCATATTGCCATAGTGGGATTTTTTTCTGCTAATCTAAACTGTGTTCTTCTTAATGACATTTTTCCACTTTCCATTCCTTTTTTATATATACCGCAAAACGTTTCATCTCTTTGTAATGTATCAACACTACAACCTAGAAAAGAAGCTATTTCTTGTTGTGTACATTGTATCCCTGCTAATTTTTCAACCATGTCATAATCTATTTTAAATTTTGGTCTTGCCACTATATCACTTCCTTTTTAAAATAATCCCCATTCTGCAAATTTTTCAAATCCACCCTGTTCTTTTATATATTGTCTTGCTATTTCTACTATTTCATTGTAAGGTCTACCATCTATTGTGTCATCTCCTATTGCACAACATAATTCTACAGGCTTTCCTGTTTCCTGTGCCTTTAAAAATGCATAAATGTTTACTGACACATCTGCCTTTGATAAGTCTTTTCCATGTAATCCTCCACCTGTTACACTATCTGCCATGTCAGATCCAAGTTTTCTATTTGTTGCTCCTGTATCTACATCTGTTCCACCTGTCCATTCTCCTAAGGGATTAATAAATATTCTTTTAATACTTGTATTTCCCCACTCTTCATATAATTCTGTATTTTTTGCATTACTTTGGCATATTATAAGTTTATCTGTTTTGTCTAATATATATTTACCATCACTTTTATATTTATCATAAATTGTGTGTGCTATTTCACTCATTATTTTTTGTTCTCTTGTTAATGGCGTTCCTTTAAATATACCATTATCTCCACATCTTATTTTTTCTTTTTGATTTCTTGCTAAATGTTCATCCTGTTTTACTGTTTTTACAAAAACTCCAATATCATTGCTTTCTGTTATTCTATCTACTATTTCTATAATTTCAGCATCTTCAAAATTTTCTGATGTTTCAATTATAATATTACATTCTCCATGACCAATTAAAACTTCAACTGCTATTTTAGGATTTTCTTGTTTTGTATAAGCCAAGTCTACTATTGCACCTGCAATTCTATCTGCTATTTTATCTGGATGTTTTGGGTTTACTTTTTCTATCATAATTTTATTGCCTTCTTTCCTGTAAAGTTTTCCCATCTTTGTATTATTACATCTACATAATGTGGGTCTAGTTCCATCATATAACATTTTCTACTTAATTGTTCACAAGCTATAAGTGTTGAGCCACTACCACCATATATATCAACTATTAAATCATTTTCTTTTGAATATTTTTCAATGAATGGTGTTATTACTTGTAAAGGTTTTTGTGTTGGGTGTTCTCTTGTTTTCATATCTTGAGCAGATAAACCAAAATATCTAAACCAATTAAAGTGTATTACCTCTTTTTTGTGTTGATTTTTAGTCCATAATAATTCAAATTCACTATTATAACCTGCGTCACCATTTGTTTGCAAAGTTTTATCCCATACAATTAAATTTCCTTCTTTAAATTTTGGTATTAAATCGAAGTAATAATCTACTCCCCACAAAAATATTTCGTTACAATAATCAAAATTATTAAATACAGTATTTATTAAATCATCTTTAAAATCTTCATTATCTCCTATTACTTTTGAATATGTTTTGCCTTTTCTTCCATTACCTTCCATTTTAGAATAATCAGTATCTAAATTCATTCCGATAAGGTGGATCTGTAAATACCATATCGGCTTTAACGCCATTCATCAATTTTGCTACATCTTCTTCACTTGTGCTATCTCCACACATTAATCTGTGATTTCCTAATTGGTATATATCTCCTAATTTTGCTTTTGGTTCTTCTGGAACTTCTGGCACTTCATCTTCTATTATTTCTTTTTCTTCTTCATCGCCTAAATCTAAATCAAAGCCAAAGTCGGACATATCTATATTTAATATATCATCTAATTCATTATTTAATATGTCTATATCAAAGCCTGAGTTCATTGTTAATTTATTATGTGCTAATGTATATGCTTTTCTTTCTTCATCTGATAAATGGTCTAATCTTATTATTGGTACTTCTGTATAACCTAATTCTTTACAAGCTATTAATCTTCCGTGTCCTTCTACTATTTCATCTTTCCATATTCCTATCGGATCGTCCATTCCAAATTGTTCTATTGACTTTTTTATTTGTTCTATTTGTTCTTTTGAATGTAATTTTGCATTATTTTTATATGGCTTTATGGTATTTATATCTATATACTCTATTTTTAATTTATCCATACTTTCTCCCTATTTTTTAGTTGTTTTTCTTTTAGTATTTGTCTTTTTAGTTGTTGTTTTGTTGACTGGTTTTTCGTTTTTCTCTACAATTTCTTCAAGTACATTTACAACTGTTATTTTTGATAAATTATTTCCTGTTAAATAATCTACCATTTTTTCGTCACATTCAAAAGTATCTCCTACAAAAAGTTTTCCTTTTTCTTCTTTATCGGCTCTTACTATGTTTTTTAATTCCTTGTAATCTTCTAAAGTAAATTCTTTAATTACCTCGCATTTAAACATTATATTTTCCTCCTCTTTTTCTATATATACTTCATTGCCTAAATAATCTAACCATTTTTCTAAAGCGTTATTATTATATTCAGGACATTTTGGTATCTTTAATAATTTTTTTACGTCAAATTTCATATCTAGTGGTACTACATAACCATTTATTCCATCTTTAATTAGCTCTGTACAACCTGGTATATCTGTTACTATACAAGGTGTTTGATATTGCAGGCTTTCTTGTACTGTATAAGGTAGTCCTTCACTATCACTTAATAATACTGTATAATCTGAATTTGCTAGATAATCCCATATATCAAATCTTTGTTTGTAAAAATGTACTTCTTCATAATCACATCTTACATTTGAATTAGTAAATATATCCCATTGGAACTTTATATTTGCTTGTCTTAACATATACATTAGCTTTAACATTCTGTCCCAACCTTTTTCTGTGTCTATTCTAGTACAACTTATTAACTTTAATATTTTATTTGTTTTAACCTTTGGTGCAAGTATATTTATTATTGTTATAGGATTATCTTTTAACACTTCATTACTCATTTTTGATACAAATTCACCACAACCTATAACTTCATTTGTCTTATCAAATTCATTATATTGATTAAATAATTTCTTTTTATCTAACAAAAACTTGTAATTTGCGTGTCGCATTTCTATATATCTATTGTCTTTTGATATAACATTTTTAGGAACTAACCCCCATACAGAATTTCTTATAAATATATCGCAAGTATATGTTTTTTCTCTATCGTAAGTTTCTAATTTTACTAATTTTCTTAATCTTTGTAATTGTTTAGGATCTCCTGCACTATATAAAACAGTTATATCATAATAATTTCTTAAATTTAAACACCAATTATATAAAAATGTCTCTACACCACCTATCTGGCATATATAACTATGATATATAATTATTGTTTTTTGCTTCATTAAATTTCCCCTCTCATTACTTTTGTTGTTAATGAAGTATCTAAACCTGTTTCTATTTGATATAAGGCTTTTGGTACATAAGTGTACGTTTTAATTGTATTTTCTACTTTTTTACTCCAATTTATGTCAGCAAATATTATGTTTTCTTCTTCAAATAAATTATTATCTAAAATAAATTGCCTATTAACAATATGTAAAGGTTCTCCATTCCAACCTAGTTTTGTATAATATGGAGTAGTTTTTTCACTCGGTATAAATGTTTCATTCCATATTCCAAAAGCTCTAAATCCAATTAAGATTAAATCTTGTCCTTTATTTACTTTATCTATTTCTTCTAATGTTTCAGGTAATATATAATCATCACTATTTATAAATACTAAATAATCTCCTATTGCTTCTCTTATACCAGTATTTCTTGCTCCTCCATTATTTTTGTTTACTTTATGTCTAATATATTTATATCCATATTCTTTTGCTATTTGTGGAGTATCAATAGGGCTACAATCATCTATACATATAACTTCATAGGGTTGTAAAGTTTGATTTTTTATACTATCTAAACATCTTCTAAATATATTTTCTTCTGTAATATAACATGGTATTATTATACTATACTTCATTTTTTACTCCATAAATTCGAGTGCTAACTAGAATAGCACCTTAAATTTGTAAAACTAGAAAAACTATTTATTAGGTAAAACGTGTATTTATTTTCAACATTACTTATATATCAACTTATCTAGCATCGTTAATACCTATATTTGTTAGGTAGGACGGCGTACCCTACATCTCTTTAAGTCCCTACTTGACCTTATCTACACACTCGAATAAGGAACATTTATCTGCATAGGGAGTGATAGCTGCCTTTCTATCCTCTAACATTTGTGCTTAACTAGAATAGCACATTAAAAACACATAATAAAATTAAAAAGAAGGTTATATCAATAAACAACAAAAATCTATATTAACTTATCTAGTATTGTTAATATCTTCATTTTTCTTTTTGTCTTGTTCTTCTGCCTTCTTTAATTCTTCAATTCTTTCTTGCCATCTTAATTTTCTAAAATA